CGTCACAGCATGATCGCGCATCGCTGCCGCGTGCTGCTCAACGGCTCTGGACCATTGCGCCATCCGCAACGTGTGCGTCTCCATGCCAGCGCGCCAGCTTTCCATGTCGCGGTCATGCGAGATGCAGGCGCGGTTGTAGCGCTCGCCTGCTACTTCGCGCGCCGTCTCGACAAGGTCGAACAGCAGCGCATCGTCAGGCACACGGCCAAGGCTTTCCGTGAGAACGCCAAGGTCATCGTAAGAGAACAGGTTTGTCATGGTGTCACCTTATGACGGGGTCACGGATGCGGATGCATCAGCCACGTACCAGGCCGAAGCCGCTGCCGATCCCGAAGCAATCATGATACGGTTGTTCGTGGTGTCGTAGACCATCAGGCCGGCCACCTTGCCCGTGGTGTTCACGGCGTTTGCCACCGCTGCGATGTCGGCAGATGTGAACGAACGCAGCACGAGGCCACCTTGTGCGGTGACAAAATCATGCGACCCGAAGCGCATTCCGCCCGCGCTGTTGAAACGGCCCGTCTGCGAGCCGTTCATCCAGATTTCAGTTGGCGTGTTGTGGCCGTTGATAAGGCGCGCAGTGCCCGCCGCGTTCTGGAATGTGAAAGTGCGGTTGGTTCCGCCGCTGTCTTTCACCGTGACGGCAAAGCCCGACGAACCAGACGTGGCTGCGCTGGAAAGGGCCGTTACATACTGGAAATCGTCGCCCGTGAAGCGCGCCGGAACTGCCCCTGTGTGCGTTACCGTGAGCTGACCCGTCATGGTGAGGCCGCCAGCGGCAATGGTCAGGCCATTCGGCATGGCGCTGACGCCATTGACTTCCGCGATGTGACGGCCCGTGCCTTGAGCAGAGGCCCCTGCCGTTCCCGCAAATGTCGGCGTGAAGCTTCCCTCCGTCCGCATAACCCCGATGCGAACGCTGTCGTTCGATCCGGTGTGGACATCGCCGGTCGGGCTGTTGGTCACGCCGCGAAAATCAAGGTGATCAACAACGACATTGCAGCCGGTGTCGTTCACCCAGAAGCTAGGCGAGCGTTGCAGGTTGCAGAGGATCGTGCCGCCTGCCGTCTCGTTCACCCCGGCATTGGCGTAGGTGTACGCATTGCCGCTTGAGCCGACGCGAACCAGCGTGACCGTGCCGTTGAAGTCGTTCGCTCCGGTAGCGCCAGCGATGACGAACGGATGCCCGCTGTCGTAGGTGTTCAGTGGCTCGGCAAAGGTGATCGTGGCGACGTTGCCGGATCTGACAATTGACGTAACGGTGAAATATTCCAGGTCTGTCGGATGGTAGGTGGCAGACCCGATCCAGCCGCGCGCACCCTCGGTGACTGCAAAGCCGGTGAAGCGCGGCTTGGCGCTGCGGACCTGGTCTATCTTGAAGCCAAGCACGCATTGCATCTTGCCCGCGCGGCCCAGACTTCCGCTCTCGATGACTGACTGGACGTGCTGCTGTGTCGAGTCGTACCAGCCAGCGCCAAAGCCGGTTGACCGCTCAAGATAGAAGCTGCCGTAATTGGTCGGCCCCATCTCGCGAAACTGAAACGCGTTGATTGCCCCAGAGCCCGACTTGTAAGCCCAGAAATCATTGAGCCCGCGCGTGTCGAAGCAACCGAACATATTGAGGACACCGGCAATGGTGTTCCCGTCCATCGGTTCGGCGCCAGACATATTCTCGCCGCCGAGGTTGTCGAAATACATGCCGCTGCAATAGAGCGCATAAGCGCCAAGACACCACGTATCACTGGTGTTGATCGATCCATCAAAGATGATGCCCGAACAGCCACCGCCGACATTGGGAATGATTTCAACAATCGTGTACGTGTCAGACGTGGCGACCGCGAACTCTAGCGGCTCGCTCAGCGTCACGACAAGCGAGTTGATTTCCTCGATGCGGACGAGCTGCGTGTACTTGCCCAGCGTGATCGGAGCGCCCGGCGTCTTCTGGACGCGAAGGATGTCGCCAACAGCAAGGCCCGTAACGGACGACAGCGATATGGTTTCTGCCCCACTCGCAGCGTTGCCAGAGAGCGTGTAGCTTGAGCCCGTCGAGCCGCGCCAATCGAGCAACGCTTGCACCGCGCCCGCAACTGGCATCTTGAAGCGGGTATAATTCGGAATGCCGACAATATAGTTCCCGGCAGCTATCGCGTCCGGATAGCCCGTAAACGCATATTCCTCACGGCCCGTGGCGTAGATGATGCCGCCGCCTGCCGCAAACGCCGCGCCATCAGCAGCGTTGAGCGCGGCTTCCCAGGTCGTTTCATAGTAGTCGTCAAGGTAGAACTGCGGGAGGCCGTCAAAGCCATCAACCAGTTCATTGGCATAGTCGCGCGTTGCGAGCGTCGCGCCTGCGCTGTCTTTGTAGACCAGCTTGACGATGACGCTGTCCGCAATCCACCGCTCAGGCAGGCGTCCGGCTGCGTCTGCGGTGATCTGATAGCCCGCTGAAGTCGTCAGGCCGCGATCGGAATAGACGGTCTGCGCGTTCGTGGTTCCGGCCTGATAGACCTCAATAGTCCCGCCCGGTTCCAAAGCTCCGCTGTCGTCCAGCAGTGTGTGGACTAGCCCAAACAAGTTTTTGGCCACAAAGTTCCCCTATGCCGTCCATGCGACAGTCATCGAGCCCGAGAGCCCCGGACTAGTAATTTCGTTCGTCCCGCTCGCGCGCTGGATCTCGAACCTGATGTCCACCTGCGCGCCTTCGTTGGCGGGGATGAGAACTGCGGTGAGGGGCAGGCCCGTGAACGATGTCGTCCAGAACGGGCCAACCGTGTACGGGATGCCGCCTTCGGAGTAGATTTCTGCGGGCGCATAATCGACGCTGAACGTTCCGGAATCGAGCGTGTATTCCGTCCCGCCGCCCGTCAGTTCCTCGATGATGCGCCAGTTGCCTGCAAAGCTGACAGCCGCGCCGCCGTCATCACTGAGGCCCCCGCTGATGAAGGTATCCGCAAGAACCGTGATGCTGTAGTCACCGCCCGCACCTGACGGGGTGAGCGTCACAGTCGTGAGCACGACCCAAGTTGCGCCACTGCTTGTCTTTGCCGAGAAGACGCTGGCGTTGCTTGTGCCGCCTGAGCCGCCAGAGGCTGCGGCTGCATTGGCCGCATCCCCCGCAATCCTTGCCGCATTGGCTGCATCGATCTGCGCTTGCAGCTCTGCCGCGCCGCTGATGATACCGCCGACGCTGTTATCCGTCTCGGTCCCGGTGCGCAGGAGAAGCGCATTCCAGGCATTGCGGAACCATTCAACCGGAGTGCCGTCGTCGTTGATCACCTTCATCCCCACTTGCAGAAACGGGACGTTGTTGGTCACGAGCGCTGGCCTTCATTGATCCACGCGCCATAGAGCGTAATGCCCACAGGGTCGGTCATGCGAATCGAGATGTTCGTCGCCTCGCCGGGCGAGACCATGCCAAGGCCCCACATGACAGGCTTCTGGTAGCGTCCGTCTGCTCCGAGCGTCAGCGTGATTTCAGAGCGGGTGTCATCGCGGATCGTGCGCCCGTCCGTTGAGACTTCGACCATGATGGTCGGGTTGGAGCCCTGCCCGCTGACCGGACGCCCGAAGGCTTGCAGGTCTACGCAGAGCGAGCCGATTGTCTCATAGTCCGCGAAGGATGGGCGCAGCGTGGCAATACGCTCAACCGTGTTCCCTGCATCGGTAAAGACGGTGTTGTCCAGCGTGTAGAGGACAGACCCGCCCTCATCGGCCAGCACGTTGTAGCCGTATGCGTTGGCGTGGAATTGCGGGAGGTAGGTATCCTCCTCCCAATTCTGTTCGCGATGCCAGAAGCCTGTCGTCGTGTTGAGGACAAACGCCGCCTTGTTCGGAATACGGACCTTGAAGAACTCGTTGCTGCCGTACTTGTACGCCAGGCAGGTCACGAGCAGCCGATCCGCAGCGCTCAGGGCAATAAGGTCATCCTCCATCTCGCCATTGCGCGGGAGCGGGCTGATGCTGAACCCGTTCATCACGTAGGGCGCCAGATCGCCACCAATGAGGAACAGCTTGTCACCGCGGATCGCGTAGGCTTCGGGGCTCAGTATGCCGTCTGTCTCATCGATCGACTGGCCCGTGATATTGGCGAACGGGAGCGTTGTGGATGTCGTCGCGCGGATGATCTCGATGCTGCCAGCGCCAAGGGCGAGGATCTGGCCCGACAGGCGAACCATGCGCCTGATCTCGTCGGGCCGCTGTTCCGCCGTGGCAAAGCCCAGCGCTTCCCATGCCGTCCCATCCAGCACGGCTGACCAGTAGTAGGTATCCGCCCCGGCTTCCGATGCGACGAGGCGCTGAGACAGGACAAGCAGGCTCGTTGCGTTCGGAGCGTCCACGTCCGCAACCTGCGTCAGTGCGGAGCCATTGTAGCGCCACGGCTTGTCCGCTCGCGCGACATAGAGATTGTCACGCAGGCCGGCAAAGACAGCATTGCCGCTCCCGCCGATTGCGCCGATCGATGTTGCCGCCCACGATGACGAGATGCTGTAGAGCGTCCCGCCTGCGACTGCGAACAGCGCACCGTTGCGCACGCCCGCCTCGCAATAGATGCCCTGTATCTCCGCGCCAAGGTCTACACGCTGGACACGGCCCGGCGTTGGGACAAGCGCCGCCCGAACAGGCTTGCCCGTCTCCGCTGGAATGGGGACGGCGAACATGTTGAGCAGGCGCAGGGGCGCCATGCCGTACCGCTGGCGGCGGTCGGCCTGTGGAACGACTGGAATATACGGTATGTTCGGCCCCTGATTTGCTGAAGGGGTTGCTATGCTTGGATTGGTCGGACTGGGTCTGGTGCTCTGGGGCCTGTGGACAGGCTTGGGCGGCTGGCCGTTCCTTTTCACCGCAGTCGGCATCGTCCTGCTGGTCGCGGAAGACGAAAGACGGCGGCGCTCGCGGCTTTAGGCGGGCTGCTGTTAGTAACTGTTAGGACGTGTTAACGTCCGCCTCGGAGTGATTTGCGAGGCGATAGATGAAGCTCTGGATTGCGGGCCTGTTGTGCGTAGCGTTCGGCGTCTACGGGTTCTTTCCCGCGTCGTTTCAGACCTGGATCATGCCGCTGTGGATGAGCATTGTCCTGATCATCGCGGGCGGCGCCATGATGCTGTTCTCAGGGGACGTTGCTGCTGCGCCGGATAGCGTCGAGGATTAGCGCCTGATCGGCTTGCGCCTTCTTCACGTTGGGCCGTGTGTATTCGTAGGGCATCTTGAACGCACCAGCCGTTCGAGCCAGCGCCGCGACCTGACCAAAGCGTTGAAACGCGATAGCCGCAGCCTCGGCATTCTTTGCGCTCTCAAGCCGGGCCATCGCAATTTCGAGATTGGCCGCGTTGCCTTCTTCCTGTGCCTTGTCCACAGCCGCCTGAGCTTGCTTCGCTTCCTCATGGAAGCCCTTTGCAAGATTTCCAGCGAACTCGGATTCGGCCATCGACGCTCCGATGACAGCGAAGTCCATCATCTTGAAATGCTTCGTTCCCGGCTTGAACAGGTCAAACGCCTCTTTCGCGTTCGGCCTAGCCATCCAGTCGCCATTGTCGTCCATCATGAACGGGACGCCCTTCTTGGGCTCCATGCCAAGGCGCTGTTTCAGGTTGTCCGCTTTTCCTGCCCCGCCCTGATAGAAGAACTCGTTCAGGTTCGTTGCGCGTTTGCCCATCGCCTTGCGTCCGGTCATTATGTCGGACGTCGTCGGTGTAGCGTCTGAGACAAGCCTGTTGAGCGATGCGGCCTTCATGGCCGACTCTGCTGAGTTTTTCTTGACCGCGCCTTTACGCATCAGCGCCCCGGCGAGAACGCCCGCTCCTATGCCGACCCACGGTCCCAGTTCGCGCGCGAGTTCTGTCATGCCGTCTGGCTTCGTTCGATCGAACGCGCCTTTCATTTCGATCTCTGCGCGCCGGTTTTCAGCCTTGGTTGCGATTTCCTTTTCGCGGCCACGTCCAGTGCTGATTGCCGCCTCTAGTTCTTTTCGAGCCGTCGCGATTGCAGCGCGAGTATCTGGTCCAAGCTTCCCGTCTGGCGTTCCATCGGCGCTGACCTTCAAGCCGCGCGTTTCAGCCAGATAGGCTTGCTTCTCTTCAACGGTCCCGTTCTCGATTATGTTCAGTTCGGCTTCCAGCTTCTTGATGCGGTCGCGCTCTTGAGCCAACGGGCCTAGGAACTCGTTGTTTCCTTCTGCCTCCTGCGCGTTGGCAACGCCACCGAGCCCGGTTGCCAGACCACCGCCAACAACGCCGCCCGCCACTGAGGATGAAGCTGTGCCGCCTAGCCCGGTCGTCGGACCCGCTGGCGGTGTTGCTGTAGCGCCGCGCTTGGGCTTCTTGCCGGCGTAAATGCGAGCCAGGTTCTCCGGTGTTGCGCCTTCAAGCAACATCTGTCCCATGAGGTCGCGCTGGGCTTTGGTAAAGCTGCCGGACTTCGACATGGCAGCCAGGGCCGTCTGCATGGGGTTCGTACCCATGCGGATGAGGTCAGCAGCCGTGGGCAGTATGCCGCCCGCACCCATCTCGGCTTGAGACGTGACAGAGCCAACGTTCGGGTTCATGCGCGAGGCGTTCTGCACTATCGCCGCATCCGCTGCGAAGCGCGCCTGCATCTCGTCGGCTGGACCCTTGCCGAACACGCGCTCCAGCTTCTTGCGCGCGCCTGCGCTGGTCAAAGACGAAACAGCGCCGCCCGCGCCTTCGGTCTTGCCAACCATTGAACGGATCACACCAGCTTGCAGCGCAGTCAGGGGCTGGCCTGTGACGCTCTCGGCAACGCGTGACACGTCCTCTGCGGTGTAGCGTCCGCCGAGAAGACCCTGCCCTTGCCGGAAAGCCGCATTCATCTTCGGCGCTTCGCCGCCTAGCTGACGAGCGGCGGGATAGTCCGGCATCAGCTTGTCGAGTTCTTCCACCAGCGCGCTGCGGGTATCTTCCAGCTTGCGCACACGAATATCGTCCAGCGTTGCGCCAGAGGCGAGGAGCTGTTGTTCCTTGGCGTCAATGTCGCGCTTGACCAGATCCCAGTATTCAAAGTCTCCGACCGCACGCCCTTCGGTTGCCTGAACCGTCTTGCGATAACCGTCCACCGCTTTGGTATGCGGCGCGAGCGCTTCAATCTCGCCCAACTGCTTCAGGCGCGGGCTGGTCAGGCTTCCTGCCGGGAATTGCACCTTCAGCGAGTTGTAAGCCGGGGTTGCCTGCTCACGGGCAAGTTCCACCATGCGGTCAACGTCGCCAGCAATGGTCGCAGGTGACGCTCCGGTTGCGCCGCCAATGTCGCGCTCTAGGCGTCCTGCGCGGTTCTGGATCAAATCTTCGCCGCGAGAACGCGCCGCCTCTCCTGTCGCACCCGGCAGACGCGAGATGCCCGCTGTCGTGCTAACACCTTCTTGCGTCAGGTCGGCCACGGATGCGGGCTTGTCGCCAAACTTCGCGCGGGCAGCGTTAAGCGCGTCCTGCTCCGACTTGATGCCTCCTGAGACGAGCGCTTTGCGAACTGCACGCGATGCAACACGCTCGTCAAAGCCTGCACGGGCTGTCGGGCTCTGCGCCATGCGCGCCGCCGCACGGAAGCCACGGCTTGACGCCGCAGCAATTGCGCGGGGTCCGAATATGCCGATTGCCGCGCCGGTCGCCGCGCCACCGGGCAAGCCGCCGCTGTCTCCATCGCCGGGAGCGGCCATCGCATCGCCAGTGCCGCCCAGCGTAGCGCCGACACCGCCGCCAACAATCCTATCCAGGTTGCGGCGCACGACACCGCGCCCGATGGGCTCAGGTGGGGCTGAGAAGGGCTTGGGGGCCTCGCTGGGTGGAGTGATGACGGGCTCGGGCTGCGCTGCCTTGGGCTTCATCACCTGCGGGGCGCGGGATGCCTGAACAGCAGACTTTTCAAGATCGGCCTTATTGAGCGCAAGCGTGTTGCGGCCCGGCGTTGCCCTTCCTGTAACGCCGCGAAGCGTCATCGAGCCCGGAAGCATCTGCATGGCCGCGTAGCTGCCTTGGATGGACGCTTGCTGCGCGCCCTCGGCTGCCTTGCCCATGTCGCCTTCGATGAGGCCAGCGCCTGCCTGTTTCACGCCCTGATAGGCGCGTCCGAGGTCGTCTACGGGGCTGATGAAGTCCACAGCCTCAACAGCGCCGCGCACGGGGTCGCGCGTCGTGGTTTTTGCCCAGCCTTCCAGCGCATTTCCCGTCAGGCCCGCAATCGGAGCCTCAAGGCCGCGCATCACGTCCGTGAACACGTTTGGCTGCGAGGTGTCGCCGGTTAACGGCCCGACTACCTGCTGGGGTTGCGCCCTTGGCTTGGAAAAGCCTCCCGTGCTCGCAGGCGCAAGCGGGTCAGGCACATAGCCCATCGCCTTCATGCGTTCGGCATTTGGCGGCTTGGCAATGAACGCTTCGTAGCCGCCAGGAATGTTCGCCGCGGCTTCCTCGATGATGGCGTCAGTCTCGGAGCGAAGGGACGGGCCGGCAGGCGTGGCGCTCTGGCCTTCCGCCTCGGCGCGCTTGCGCTTCGCCTGCGCGATGGCAATCGCCCTCTGTTGTTCGATTGTGAGCGGCATTACTGGAACAGCGCCTTCTGTTCGTCGCTCATGTATTTCCAGTCTTCGGGGTCAACGCCGTCAGGGATGCCCGATGCTGTATTCGTAGGCTTGGCAAGCAGGAACGGAACGCCCTCCCGCGTCCGTGTCGCAGCGGCCGCGGCTTCCGGAGGCGCTTGACGGCCCATCATCCCCTCAAGCTGCTGGCGTCGTCTTGCTTCCGCTTTGCGGCTGTCTGCGATGTCGTTTTCCAGAGCCGTCTTGTACCGCTGCAATTTCTCCTTAAAGTCTTTCGCAGCAATTCTCGCTTCCGTGTCGCTCATGGTGACGGTCATCAGGCGCGTTGCCGCAGCCGTCACGCGAGCGCCTTCAGCGTCTGACAGCGAGCCGCTTCCCTTCATGGCCTGGATCGAGTCAAGGAAGGCGCTGCCGCCCAACTGGTCAAGAATAGCCATTCCGTCCGCACGATTTTGATCCCAAGCAGTGTTCCAGTTGAAGGCGTCATCCTTCTTGCCGGTCGGATTGATCATGTTGCCGTAAGTGGCTTCAAACTTGGCCTTGGCCTCTGGCGTGCTGTCGTCGGTGAACCGATTAACGAGCGCGAGGTTTTCGTTGATCGACGCGAGGCTGGACTTTCTAACCCTTTCTTTCTCGGTCAGTTCACGGTCCAGATCATCCAGCTTGAACTGGAAGTTCAGGGCCTGATTGGTTGTCAGGCTACCGGGAGCACCGGCGCCCGCCGCCTTGGGCGTTTCCGGCGCGCTTGCCATGAGCGAGCCGTCCGGATTGTACCGGCGCTGGCCCGGCGACAGGGTGAACGCCTCGGCGGGCTTGGGCATTGCCTCGCGCTGCATCTTGACCCGATCCGCAACGCTCATCGTTTGCATCGCGAAGTTGTCCAGCTCGTCGTCCGTGATCTTGCCGTCTGCCGCTGCCTGCTGGATCTGCTGGAGGATTTGCGGGTTGGCATAGGGCGAGCTTTGAATTGCTTCGATCGCCGCCTGTCCGCGTGCTTCCGGGGCCACGCCCTTGAGGCTGAGCGCGGTCTGTCCGAGGAACTCCATGCCCTGCCCGAACTGTGCGGCTTGGTCCGCGTCCATGCTCTTCAGCGCTTCATCAACGGCCATCATCGTGTTTGGGTCGCCCGCTTGCATCGCGGACGTGCGCAGGTTCTGCATACCTGTGCGCCGATCCGGCGCGCTGCCCAAGGCCGTCGCATAGCCCTGCTGCTGTTTGCGTGTTTGGGCCTGCTGTCCCAGCGTGTTGAAGTTGCTGGCCTCGTCCGTCAGCCCCTCGCTCATAAGCCCGGTGACAGCGCCCTCATAGTTTCCCATGCCGTAGGCTTCGGTAGCCTTGCGGCGAGCGTCGTCCTGACGCCGCACCTTGGCCTGCTGTTGACCGGCTTCTAGGCCCGTCTGGAATGCGCGGAACGTGCTCATGTGATGCGGCTCCTGATGCCACTTGTGAGTCGCCCAGCCGTTCCGCCCCCGCTTGATTTCGTGCCAGCGCTACCGCCGCCGCTCATTGAGCCCATATTGCCCATGCCCCAGCCGATCCAGCTTGCGAGGTCGCCTGCCGTGTTCGCCTGGTTCTGGCCCTTCATCATCGCAAGCTGAGCCGCGTTCTGCCCGCCCTGCTGCGTGATGTTGGCCGCGCGATCCGCGAACATCTGACCGCCCGAAGCAATGCCACTATCAGCCGAGTAGCCGCGCTCCGTCACATCGCCCAGCGCGCCAAAGTAGCCACCGAAGTTGCGGAGCTTCGCTTCCTCGGAGACTTCCGCCATGCCGCGCGCCGTGCGTCCTGACAGGGCTGAACCCTGTGCGCCGGCAGAGGCTATGAAAGCGTCACGGGCGTTGTTGGCTTCCATCGTGCCAATCTTGCCCCACGGGCTTGCCTCGAATGCCGCCCACGCCTGTTCCTGCGTCTCGGCAGGGGTCGCTGTGGGGTCTGGCGCACCTTGCTGGCCCATGCCGCTTGTGGGGATGGCTCGCCCCTCGCCTGCGAAGTTCTGCGAGTGCCAGCGGCCATAGGCTGCCGGATCGCCACCAAACTGTGCTGCTACCTGCGGCTTGGAGAACTCCGCCGCGAGGTCGGGATTGTTGCGGACATAGGCCGCGAAATCGGGTTGCGTTGAACCCATCGCGCCGCTGTAGCCGCCTGCCGATGGTTGGTTGAGCCCGAGGAATGCGCTTTGACGGCCACGCGCTGCATTGCCTTCGACGGCGTACTTGCTGAGAACGTCGCGCGCTTGGTCGCGGCTTTCGCGCTGGAATTGCAGCGCCTGATTCTGCGCCTGCTGCTGCTGGTTCCCGGCGTTCTTGATCGCCTTGGCTTGGTTGTTCCCCGAAATGACAGACGCGCCTGCGCCTAACGCTGCACCGCCAAGAGCTGCCGCTGCGGCTGGACCGCCAACCGCGGCAACCGCCGAGCCGATCAATGCACTGGTAACGGCAACCATCAGGCAGCCCTCATGAACGACAATTCAACTGGCGCGTATCCCGCGCGGTCATAGATCGGAGACACGTCACGCACGCCCATGATCATGACCATGTTCACAACCTGCGCGCCCTTGGATGCGGCCCATGCTTCGAAGGCTTTCATCAGCGAAAGCCCGTTCGATTCCGACCACCAGAACAGTTCGCTTGCGACAGTCACGCCCGGTGAGCACCACATCGGGGCCAGAACGCCACCGATGACGCCCCGGTCATGGACGAGCAGCGCTGCTTCATCGCTTTCGATCATCGATCGCAGCTTGGCTTCAACCGCGCCAAGGTCGCGCGGAAACTGGCTGGTCAGCGGATGATAGGACAGGAACTCAGCCGCATAGCCCATCAGGCGCGGCAGGTCGTCCAGCGTCGCGGGGCGAACGTTCACGAGAGGTCAGCGTAGCCCAGACGTTCGGCCTTCTTCGCGCGCGGGGCGGGCTCGTCGTCCTCGACCTTCTCGCGCTTGGCCTGCTTCTTCGCAGGCTTGCCCGCGCTGATGCCGAGCTTGGTGCGCAGCGCCTTGCGGAGAACGCGGATCGAGTCGTCAGTGATTTTTGGCTTGCTCATGGGGTCACTCCGATGAAATGGCGAACCGCAGCGAATAGCCGCGGTCATAGTTCAGGAACTCGTTGAGATTGCTTCCGCCGCGCTCCAGCGCTGCGGCTACAGGAGGCTTATCGCCAACGCCAAGGCTCTGACCCGTGCGACCGCCGACAAGGTCCATGAGCACGTCAAAGGCTTCCTGCGGCACGTCGAGAATGTCGGACGTGTTCACCACATCCTCGGGGACGCGCTCATAGGAGATGCGCAGCGTACCCGCCGCAATCGTCGCATCGGGAACAGGCCAGATGTAAACCGTGGTCGATGTGCGCTGCCGATCGACCGCGAAGATGGTCGGGCGTCCCGTCGAGGTCTTGACCGGGATTCGCTCGTAATCGTCCATGTTCCACTGTTGCAGCTCCAGGTCATACCCGGCTGCGTTGCGATAATAGACGCGGTGGACGCGATCGGGACGCGGTGAGCAGGTCACATAGGCTTGCGCTGCCACCATTGCCGGCGTCTGCGTTGCCCTGCGCCACTCGCTCGGGCCTTGCGTCACCAGCAGCTTCAGGAGCCCGTTGATGTGGCTTCGCGCGATCGTCCACTGATAGGCCGATGCGGTCTGGCCGTCTCCGAGGATCTGGACGCGCTTGAGCGCCTCATCCACGAACTCGCCTGCGGTGTAGGTCAGGCTTATGCTCATGTCGGCGGCTCGTAGGTTGTCCCGTCACGGTAGGCGAACTCAAGGTCTGCGTCGTCGGCTTCAGGCTGCGTATCGGGCCTTGCACCCGGAAGCGGCGCACCCTCGCCGGGCTTCAGAACTGGCGTGGACAGGTGGACAGGTCGCGGGTCGTAACAGCCGTCACAAACCCGCGAGTTTGACCACTCCGTCCGCAGTTCATCCAGCCGGACCTTGGCATAGCATCGGTCACAGACCGCGTATGGCCTGCCCGGCTGGTATGAACCTTTCCACGTCATCAGAGGTTGTTCTGATGCACGAGCCGCAGCGCCGCGGTAGCCGATGAGCTGTAGCTGTTCGCCTTGAGACGGAGCCCGCTGGGAATAGGCCCCAGACCGAACTGGACGTCCGCCGTGATGTCGATCAGGTCGATCGTCGCGTCTACCACGTCGAACCAGTTGAACGCCCCATCATCCGCACGGGTGCGAATGTCGGAGTTGGTCGCCTGGACCGTGTAGTCAATCGTTCCCGTCACATCGATATTGCCAGAGACACCCTGAGCATAGGTGTTGAGCTGGATCGTCGGGGTGACGAACTCGTCCACCCAGCCAATATCGACCGTGTTCGCCCCCAGCGTTGCACTGATGGCGATCGAGGTCACGGTCTTGAAGTATCCCGTGGTCTCGACCGTTGTGGCGGCTGGCCCTGCGATAGCCTCACTGAACGACACGCCATCCGCATCCGTACCTGTGATGGTAAAGGTGATGGACGAGATGTTCGCGGCGCTTGTGAGGTTGAGCTGATGGGCCAGACCATCATTGGCCGATGCCCCACCCGCTACCCCATTAAGGGATAGCGGAGAGGTCGCGCCAGTTGCTCCATCCACGATGCCGTCAGTATCAACAGCAGTCGGGGAGTAGGTCTTGAAAAGTGGGCGCATGGCCTAGCGCTCCCGAGCGATCGCGATCCAGTCTAGCTGGAACTTGTCCGTGCCGCCGTCGTTCGCCTCAACCGCAAAGGCGACCGTCATCTCGGTATCCGGCAGCAGATCGCCCGCCGTGCTCGATGTCACGGTGAGTTCGCCAGAGCCAAACAGCGTGTAGACGTCAGACGCGACCGAATAGACCTGCACCTTCACCATGCTCTTGCCGTCATAGTAGGCGTAAACCGCATAACGGGTGTTGTCGGCCATCGTGCCGATGTCGTCCGTGACTTCGGTCGAGTTCGTCTTGCCGGCGCAGAACTGCATGGTGCCGAGTGCAGCCGGTTTCGAGCGAATGCCGAACTGGTCAGACGGCTCGGTGCCGAGCGGGTCATCCGCCGCAATGTGGCAGCCGATGAAGAACAGGCTCTGATCTACGTCCTCAAGTGAGAAGCACGTCGAGAACCAGGCGCGGCGCCCGGCGATCAGCTTGACCGGTTCGAAAACCGTCGTGTTGTTCGCAAGCTGATAGTGATAGCCATCGCCCTGCGCTGTGTCGGCTTCGAACTGAACCACGCCGCCGAACTCGTCCAGCATGGTCGGGCCGGTGCCGGTGTTCGTCTCGTCAAGGTGCCAGCCGGTGATGCCAGCCGCCGAGACGATGAAGCCGTTGAAGTCATCGAAGAACTGCCAGACCTGTGTAGGGTCGGGGCGCGGGAAATTGCCATAGAGGTGATCTGCCGGGCGGGTTGCCACGCCAGAGGGATAACGAACCGGAGGAGAGGTCAAAGCCACTTGGGGCGCCTTTCATGAAAGAAGGCGTCCGGCTGTTACACCGGACGCCCCGTCAGTGGATGTGGATGGTCTTAAGTTCCGGACGTGCCGCGAACGGAACGCCAATCGACCCAGCCCGAGATATAACGCTCAGTGGCTTTCGCCTTGGCGTTCTCGGTGTCAAAGTCGTTGTCCTGGTCCATCTCCAGCTTGCGACGCTGAAGCGTGACGAGGCCCTCAGGGACGTTGTCCACCATCAGGAACCACGCATTCGGGTCCGTCAGGTAGTCCCAGACCGAGTAGCCCTTGGAGAGCATACCGGACGAGCGAACAGCGTTGATGTCGTTGTTCGCCGTTCCCGACTGCTTCTCGGACTTCAGCAGCCGTTCAGCCACGAAGCCGAGTTGCGGGGGAACAACCAGTTCCTTCGCACGGAAATACATCTTCAGCCCGCGCGAATTGGTCATCAGGCGGGTGTTGATCAGTTCGTCTTCCAGCGAGGCTTCCGACAGGTCGGCGTCCACGGTCGGCTTGTTGGCTTTGTTGCCAGCAAGCGTCGGGTGAGCCGTCGAGAACAGCGCCGCGCCGTCGCCGCCAAGGAAGGAGGTCGAAAAGCCGTTGTTGAAGTGCGCCGCGTGGACGACTTCCTTGGACTGGCCCATCGAGTAAGCCAGGTTGCGGGAGCGACGGGCTGCGCGGCTCTCGTACTGGTTGTCCTCGATCTCTTCGCGGGATGCCATCCAGCCAAGGCCCCAGACCACGTTGGTAAGACGGGTCTTGTAGCCCTCGGAGTCGGCGTCGAAGCGGATCGCCTGCCCTTCGTTCTTGATGTCCGGCAGGCCGAACGTGGTGGATTCGACGAACTCTTCGTAAGCCTTGTCCGAGGACTTGTCTTCGAAGTAGCGCGTATACTGCTTCTCCATAGACTTGTAGGCTTTGCCGAAGTGCGCCTTGATACCGGGCCAGAGGTCCGCCGGGTGGAGTGCACGAGTCATAGTCATTGGTTATGCCCTCCTTACAGGCCAGCCACGGCGCCAAGGCGGCGCGTGTGCAGATTGATGGTGCAGAGGTATTTGGCATAAGCCGTCGCCTCTTCGTTATCGATGCGTGTGACGATGTCGCGGATGGTCATCTGGTACGTCGCATCGCCGGCAGCCGTGTTGGAATCGATCATCCAGCCCGACTTCTTCGTGTAGGCATTGCCGGAACCCGACACGAGGTTGATGTTGAGACCGATCGATGCAACCGCGATAGCGCCGCCCACTGCATCTTCCTGAATCTCGAAGAGTGCAGCCGGGTCATCGCACACGATCGGGAAACGCAGCGTGGAGGCCGCGCCATATCCGAGCGAGACGATGCCGGGGGTGGGTTCGAAGCCGACGATGAAGCCGGTGATCTGGTTCGTGGCGCCAGCCGTGGCGAGCGCCACAACCTGATGCCCGTTGTCACGCTCGCCGGTCACAACAACCGGGTCGCCGATATAGAGTGCGGTGGCGTAATCGGCCTTCGCCGTATACGTGTTCACCATGCCGCTGATGGGAGCGCCGATCAGAGATCCGACCGGACGCCCTCCCATTGCGGCGTTTGTGTTCGCCATTGTTTAATCCTGTGGGGTTATGGGGTGTAGCTGCTTGCCGACTTGGTCGGGGTCGCAGCAGAAATCGTGTTGTTCAGAGCGTAGCTCTTGCCCGCATCGTCGGGGCTTTCCTGCGGGGCCTTTGCCGCACCGCGTTTGAGAGCCTTTTCCCGCTCCCGGTATTCAGCGACTTTGGCGTCCTGGTCTTCATCGAACCAGGGCCGCCACTTTTTCATCAGCTTGGCGTTCATCGCCTTGCCTTCACGGGACATGCCCGCAAGTCTGGCCGTATCTAGGCCGTTCAGCTCGGTATCGGAGACAGGCTCCCATTCCCGCGCCATTAGCTGCTGGATGTTGCCCAACTCATCGTTGGCCCAGCGGTATTGCCAATTCTGGTAGTCCAGTTCCGCGCCAGCAACCGTCAGGCGCTGGTCGTTGGAATGATCGTTGACGCCGCGCGCCTTGCGCTCTGCCCGGCGCTTCGCCAGCTCTGCACTCGGTCCATCAGTACGGGCGCGCAGGGGCTTGGCCCGAGCCTTGGGGGCTTCGGCGTTCACGGTTTCGTCGGTCATGTTCAGGATTCCAGTTTGATGCGTTGCTCGGCGTACTCTTCAAGGGAGCCGAACAGGCCCTCCTTCACGAAGCGTGCGCCGATTTCGCGTTGAGCGGGGGACAGGCGAGAGGCAGCGGATACACCGCCGCCTGCGCCCTTGGAGCCGGACACCAGCACCGGAACGCGCTTGCCGTTCTTCGGCTTCTCCTCGGGCTCGTCGTCCATGTCCTCGTCCTCGTAGCGATCGGGGTAAGCCTTGCGCAGTGCCTTGTCGGCCTTCTCCAGCGCGTCTGCGAACGGGATGCCGCTGTCCACATAGTCCAGCATGACCCGCATCGCGTCCGGGTCGGCGTCGTCGTCCAAGATCCAGGCATGGCCTTCGTTGTAGAAGCGCTTCTGAACCTGCGGATATGACGGGTTGAACGCCTCGATCCACTCTTCCTCGTCAGCTTCGGGCTCGTCGTCCGCGTCCTCGACATCCTCGGCTTGGGCAACCTTGGCGTCACGCTCCTTGATGAGCTTCTTCTCGGTCGCCTCGTCGCCTTCCTTGATCGCCTTGCGGATGTACCAGTCGTACTCGCTGTGAAGCTCGGCGATCTCCTTCTCGCGCTGCTTGGTGGATTGCTCCTCCATGCGCTTGATGCGCTTCTCGGTGTCGTTGCGGAGCTTCTTCAGCTCCTTCTCGACGTTCTTTGCCCGTGTGCGCTGGGAGCGGATGAACTCT